GACACGACCGGAGAGGGCAACTTTGACCGCGTCTATTTGCCTTGCTACAACGGGGCCATATCACCAGAGAGCGAAGGCGACGAGGACAACACCATACACGTGGGCATCAATGCCGACAGGACGGGACCCACAAATGTGGTGACCATGCCGTTGCGCGACGACATCGACAACGCCCGCGACGCTTCCGAGAATTTCGAGAACAACCCCAACCACAGGTACACGGCCCCATTCACGGGCCTCTATTCTATGCTTATTCGCGTGCCCTACGCATTCACGGGAACGGGTCAAATTGAAGTATGGGTCTACAAAAACGGCTCGGAATACGAGCAAATTTTAGACGTCTCAAACCCCGGGGGCACAACCACGGGCGGCCAACTGACGTGGACGTATGACGGTGACGGCATTGGGCACGTAGGTGGTCCGGCTTTGTTTCTTGAAACGGGCGACACGTTGTCCATCCGTTACAAGCTACACAGCGCAAACGTGAAAATCTATGGGGACATCCCAAACACAAGCACCAGCGACGTCACAAGCTACTACAACACGAACCTTGAAATCTTCAACGTCGTCGAGTTAAGTGGGCAGGACGTGACCATATCGGACAACCTGCCCGAAATGAAGCAAATCGACTTTGTGTTGGGGCTTCAGAAAATGTTCAACCTCGTGTTCGTGCCGGACAAGAACCGAGAGAACCACCTCCTCATCGAGCCGTACATCGATTACATGACAGGAGGCACGGACAAAGCGTGGAACGACTTGATTGACTACGACCACGACATCACCCTCAAGCCTACCTCGGACGTTCAGGCCAAGCGATACGAGTGGACGCAAACACCCGGACAGGACTTCGTGGCGACGGCCGTGCAAGAGCAACGTGGTCGCGTGTATGGACGCTACCAAGTCCTCGAACCGGACAACGACTTCGCCACCGGCGACAAGGTCATCGAGGCACCCTTTGCGCCTTACATCGTGAGCCTCATCCCGGGCACCCCGTTCCAAATTTACCGGAGCATCAACGCCAGCGGACAACGCATCGAGAACCCGAAGCCCATGTTGGCTTATTACGGCGGCCTCACGGACAACTTCGGCGCATATTACGTCAAGGCCGACGACGGCACCACAGGAAGCGCGGCGACGTTGTTCCCGTACTTCTCGCCGTTTGCTACTGACCAACCCGCGCTCGCTGACAATCAATTGCAGTACGGTGTCGAGCGTCCCTTTGTGCCAATGGCGACGCCGCCCATCAACACGCTGTTCGTGAAATATTGGTCGCAGTACGTGACCGAGTTGTACAGCGAGGAGGCCCGCATCATGACGCTACACGTCAAGCTCGACCGCGTGGAGTTGGCCGGTTTTGAGTTCAGCGACAAAATTTGGATGCGTGGGGCGCGTTGGCGCGTGCTAAAAATGACCTACGACGCAAACGTGGAGGGGTTGGTTCAGGTGGAATGCCTCAAGGTCTTGTCGGACATCGCGTTTTGCGAGGACGTACCCACCAGTCACATCGCCAAGGTCAACTATGTGTTGTTCAACGGCTCATCTTCAGGCTCGCCGGACTACGGGTCGCAAGCGTGTTGTGAGGCATACGGATACAACTGGGTCAAAAACACCACCGTCATCAATGGCGTGACACCCCCCAACCTTTGCAAGCCGCCTAATTCCGAAATCAACCCAACGTAAGCAAATGCAGAACCCGCGTCATATCATTGAAGCCATCGACCTGCTCGTGGCAACCAAGACACGCAAGCCCTCCCTTTGGTGGGTAAAGCCTTTGGACGTCGTGTTGACGGTTGCTTACCTCGGGGCGTTTGGTTGGTTTATCTCTAACGTGGTCAAATGGCTGTAACAAAGCAACAAGTAATACTCGAATTCGACGCCGACACGGGCGAGTTGCTTAAAGCAACGAAGGCCGTTGAGGATAGCGTTGAAGGTGTAGGCACGGCCGCCAAAAAAAGCGGCGACGACTTGTCCGACATGGGCAAGACGGGGTCGAGTGCGTTCAAGGGTATAGGCACGGCCCTCAAGGCCACCGGAATCGGCTTGCTCGTCGGTTTGTTGGCAAAGCTGGCCATGAAGTTTGCCGAGAACAAAAAGGTCGCCGACACCTTGGCTGTGGCCGGGGCCGCCTTGGGCACCGTGTTCAACGACATTGTGGACCTCGGCATTCGGCTCGGCGAAACGGTGGCAAGTGCGTTCACCGACCCCAAACAGGCCGTCATCGACCTGAAGGACGCCATCGTTGACAACATCACCAACCGCATCACGGGGCTGTTGAACCTTTTGCCGTCGTTGGGTGAGGCCATTGAGCTCGTGTTTGACGGCAAATTCAAGGAAGCCGGCAAGGTGGCCCTCGATGCGGCCGCCCAAGTGACCCTCGGGGTCACCGACTTCACCGACAAGGTCAGCGAAGCGGCGGACGCCGTGACCGACTACGCCGGTGCCGTGGCGGACAGCGTGGAGGAAAGCTCACAACTTGAACGACAGCTCCAAAAACTACGTGACGCGGAGCGCGACCTAAGCGTCGAGACGGCCCGAAGCCGTGCAGAGGTCGAAGAACTGAAGCGGCAACGCGACGACCAAACGTTGAGCATTGAGCAACGCCTCGAAGCGTCGCAAAAAGCGGCGGCCATCGACAAGGCAATCGCCGACGAGAACGTCCGCATCCAAGAACAAAAGGCGGCCCTACTTCGACAGGAGATTGAGTTGCAGGGGGAGACGGAAGAACGCCTCAACGGCTTGGCAGAGGCCGAAATCGCGGCCGCCGATGCACGGCAACAAAGCGCGACCGTACAAACGGAACTCCAAAACAGCATTTTCGCGCTCAACGAAGAAATCAAAGCGCAAGAGGAGGAGGCACAACAAGCCGCAGACGACGCATTGAAGGCCGAGGAGGAGCGTTTGGCCGAGGAACAAAAGCTCAAGGACGAAGCGGCCAAGAAAGACAAAGAACGACGCGACAAAGACCTCGCAGACGAGAAGGCTTTGCAGGACCAAAAGCGGGCCATGACCTTCGCGGCGCTTTCTGCCTTGGCTGACCTGAGCAACGCCTTCGCCAAAAACAACGAGGAGGGTGCCCGCCGTGCCTTCAAACGCAACAAAGCCCTCTCCCTTGCGTCCGCTGTCCTCAACACAAGCCAAGCAATCACGGACGCATTGGCAAAAGACGCCACGTTCCCCGGTTCGCGCTTCATCGCGGCGGCAACCGCAGGGGCGGCCGGCCTTGCTCAAATCCAAAACATCCGAAAGACGCAGTTCCAAGGAAGCAACCCACCACCACCGGCCACGGAAGACCGGGGACCGGCGGGAGGCTTTGCGGCGGGAGCCGTCAACGCACCCGGAGCGCCAGCCCTCGACCTCGGGTTCTTGGGTGAAGGTGCCCAAGGCGCACCAATTCAAGCGTATGTCATCGCGCAAAACGTGAGCAACGCACAACAAGCAAACCAACAGGTCCAAGACCAAGCAACTCTCGGAGGATGAAAATTGTGGAACTAATAATTGACGAGGAGGCCGAGGTGTTCGGTATCGAAGCCATCTCGCTCGTGGACCGTCCGGCCATCGAGTTGGACTTCGTGGCATTGAAAGACCAAAAGGTCACATTTGCCGAGGTCGACAACGACAAGCGCATCCTCATGGGGCCGGCTCTTGTCCCAGATAAACCCATCTACCGGAAGAACGCCGAGGGCGAGTTTTACGTGTACTTCTCGAAGGACACCGTTCGCCGTGCGGCCGAGCTATACCTTCAACAGGGACGCCAAACGGCCCACACCTTGGAGCACGAACACGCCATCAACGGGCTCACTGTGGTCGAGTCGTGGCTCGTGGAGGACAAGGCCAAGGACAAGTCGGCCATGTACGACCTCGACGTTCCCGTAGGTACATGGATGGTGGCCGTCAAAGTTGAGAACGAGGCCATTTGGCAAGACTGGGTCAAAGAGGGCAAGGTCAAAGGGTTCTCGATTGAGGGCTACTTCGCTGACAAGATGCAAAAGCAAGAGGAGGAGACGGCGATGGGCTACGACGTGGTCGACGCCGTGTTGAACGTGTTGGAGCTGGAGACGTATTCGGACTATCCCGACGCGGTGGTGAACAACGCCAAGCGCGGCATCGAGCTGAACGAGAAGGAAGGCAACAAATGCGCCACACAGACGGGCAAGGTGCGCGCTCAACAACTTGCCAAGCGCCAACCCTTGAGCCGCGAAACGGTGCAACGTATGGCCTCCTATTTGGCCCGTGCTGAAGTGTACTACGACAACGGCGACCCGAGCGAGTGCGGGTACATCTCCTACCTCTTGTGGGGTGGTAAAGCGGGCAAGCGATGGGCCGACGCCAAGGTGCGGGAGTTCCAAACGCTGTCCGAGCTGGAGAAGGTAGCCGTGCAAATCATGGCACACAACGAAAAAAAATCAGGGGGCGCGTAAGCATCGCCCCCACTTATCCGTCTTATACAAAACGCACACCATGAACATCCAACAACGCGTGCAGGACATCCTCAACAAATTCGACGTCAACTTGACCGTCAGCGAGGAGAAAAGCACCGAACTCGCCGAGGTGACCCTCGAAAACGGGACCGTAGTTTACACCGACGACGAGTTTGTCGTTGGCGCTGAGGCTTACATCATCAACGACGAGGGCGAACGCATCTCGGTCCCCGCTGGCGACTACGAATTGGCCGACGGCCGTTTGATGGTTGTGGGCGAGGGTGGTGCCATCGAGGAAATCAAAGCCGCCGAGGAACCAGCCGAGGAGCCCGTGGCCGAGGAGGCCGGTGAGGACCGCGTCGAGCAAAGCGCCGAGGAGCCCGAAGCCACCGAGGAAGATACCGAGGAGGAACTCGAAATTGAAGTCGAAATCGAAATGGAGGACGAAGACGAAGAAAAGCCGTCATACGTCACCCGTGCCGAGGTGGAGGACATGATTAAGTCCGCGTTTGAAGCCCTCAAAGAGGAAGACAAGGAAGATATGTCTGACGTCAACCCCGAGGCACCCAAAGAAGAACCCAAAGCAGAGGAAGCCCCCGAGGCCGACCCTGTTGCCGAGGAACTGGCCGCCGTGAAGGCCGAGCTTTCAGACATGAAAGACGAAGCCGTTCCCATGCTCAAGCACGCTACACCAACGGCGCAACCTGAGCACATTGATTTGTCGAAACTTTCACTTACGGAGCGCGTTGCCGCCCTCCACTCTAAATTCTCTCAGAAATGAGCCAATACAAATTTGCCAACGCTTCTATTGCCGTTGGTACCTACGCAGGTGAGGCGGCCCGTCCATACGTGGCGGCGGCTATCCTGTCCGCAGACACAATCGCGAACAACTACGTGAGCGTGTTGCAAAATGTCCACAGCAAAGCCGTCCTCCGGAAGTTCTCCGGCGCCGCCATTCAGGCGAACGACGATTGTTCTTTCTCTACTGCCGCCGGCCAATTGACCCTCGGGGAAGCCATCTTGGCAACAAGCCCGCTGAAGGTCAACGAGCAGGTGTGTAACGAAGACCTTCGCGCCACTTGGGAGGGTATGCAAATGTCCGGCCAAAATAGCGCCGCACCCGCTGACTTCACAACCTACGTCGCCCAATACGTGGCCGCCAAGGTTGCTGAAAACGTCGAAATCAACTTGTGGGGTGGTAACTACGACCCTACCGATGGAGGCAACACAGGCGCTGGACGCTTGGGTACTGCCTTTGACGGGTTGTGCCACCAACTTGTGGACGCGACACCCGGTTACGAAAAAACCGCTGCCGGCGCTTTCACCGCTGACAACGCGGCCGTGACTGGCATCTTGAGCAAGTTGGACGACATCGTTGACAACGCGCCAAGCGAAGTGCAGGGTGACAGCAACGCCGTCATCTACATGAGCAAGAAGTCGTTGTTCTTGTTGCAACGCGCCATGTCCGGATTGACCGTGACCAATGGTTCCAACTACGCGGCGGCATTTAGCCCCACTTTCCTCGGAGAGAGCCGCCCGTTGACCTACCTCGGCTTCCCAATCGTGGCCCCCGCAGGTATGGCAAACGACACAATCATCTTTTGCAACCCCAACCAGTTGTACTTCGGTACTGACTTGTTGACCGACCACGTGAACGCGAGCATCTTGAACCTCCGCGACGTGACAGGTGACGACGTGACTCGCGTCATCATGCAGTTCAGCGGTGGCACACAGATTGTGGACGCTGGCTCCATCGCCATCTCTCGCCGTAGCTCGTAACATTAACCCGAAGAACGCGGGGGAGCGACTTGGCTCCCCTGCATCTTCCTAACCTCTGAAACCATGGCTTGTAGCCTTACAATTACAGGACGGTCTTTACCTTGCCGCGACGCCCTCGGAGGTGTGAAAAAGGTTTGGTTTGGGGCGGCATTATTCACCGACGGGATTTGGACCGCAGTAGGCGCAACAACACCCGGTGAAATTGACAACTCTACCGCCGGGGTTGCGTTGCAGGACTTCGTGAGCCCTAAGAACACGTCAAGCCTCACGCAAACCGTCAACGCATCAGTCGAGAACGGGACTGTCTTCTACTCGCAGGTGCTTTCATTGGTTTGCAACAAGCCGGTGGCGGCTGACATTGTAGAGATTCAAAACCTCGCCAAGGGCCGCCTCATCATCGTCGTGCAAGACCTCAATGACAACTACTTCGTCATGGGCCACACGCGCGGCTGTGAATTGACCGGAGGAAGCCTCGCGACAGGTACCGCCATCGGCGACCTGAACGGGTTCACCTTGGAGTTCACAGCGGAGGAGGGCATTCCTGCACCGTTCTTGGATAAGACAAGCGCCGAAGCCGGAAGCGTCACCTTCAACGTGACACCGTAATAAACACCGGGCCAAAAAGCCTTGGGACCGTTTATAGTTACAAAAGGAGGGGGAGGGCGTTGGCTCTCCCCTTTTTTGATACCATGATACACCTAACACCAAACGCCGCCGCCAATGTTGTGAGCCTTTCGCCCTACCAAGCGCGAAAGTACCTCGCCACGTTTTCGCACTACCTCATCGTCTTGACCAACGAAGCCACCGAAGCGACTCACGCGGCGGTGCTTGCGCCATCGGTCGACAATGCGAGGGAGACGAAGTTTGACCTTCCCACGGACGCGGATGCGGCCGGTGAGGTGCTCATCACCCAATCAGGTCTCTACACGTACACCGTGTACGGCCAAAACAGCTCATCCAACACCGACCCCACGAACGGCGCGGTGGTTGGCATTTGCGAAACGGGAGCCGCCCGCGTGACGGCCTCGGCCGCATGGACTACGCCGGACATTTCGATACCTGACAACGTCGTATATTACGAGTGACATGGATTTACTACAACTCAAGGAATACAAGGCCAAGAGCTTTTCCGAATACACAAGCCGTGAAGGCTGGATGAACTACGGGGACGACAATATGTTCCCGCAGTACCTCATCGACCTCTACCACTCAAGCGCCACCCACAACGCCCTTTGCACGTCCATCGCTTACATGATATTCGGCGACGGGGTGCAAGCCGACACCCTTGAGGCGCGGTTGAAGTTGGAGGAGTGGGGTTTGGACGACGAGATACGCAAGGCGTGCCTCGACCTCAAAATCCAAGGCGGCTTCGCTTTGGAAATCGCCTACAACCTCGGGCGCACCTCCATCAAAAAGGTCAAGCACTGCCCGTTTGAGCGCATCCGGTCGGCTGAGGTCAACGACGACGAGAAGGTGGAATTTTACTACTACTCGGAGGACTGGAGCAACAAGCAAATCGAGCCCGTGAAGGTGCGGTGTTTCAACCCCGAAGACCGGAACGAATACCCGCATCAGATTTTGTACGTGAAGCCGTTCTCTCCGGGCTCCTACTACTACCCGAAACCCGACTATGTGGGCTCCATCAACTACATCGAGTTGGACAAGGAAATCGGGACGTACCATATTAACAACATCAAGAACGGCCTCGCCCCTTCGTTCACCATCCATTTCAAGAACGGGGTGCCATCACAGGAGGAGCGCCACAAAATCCGCAACGACATCGAGCGCCAACTTGCAGGGGCTACAAACGCGGGCAAGTTCCTCGTCACGTACTCAGACCAACCCGACAGGAAGCCCGATTTTGAGCCGTTCCCGTTGAGCGATGCGGACAAACAATACCAATTCCTCTCGACCGAGGTGTCGGACAAAATCATGGTGGGCCACCGCGTGGTATCTTCGGCGATGTTTGGTGTGAAGACAGCGGGCCAACTGGGCAACACCCAAGAGCTCGCAATCGCGTCGGAGTTGTTCGACAAGCAAGTCGTCAAGCCATACCAACGCATCCTGACAGACGCCATCGAGAGCGTGTTGGAAGCGGCCGACACTCCGGCCAAGGTCACGGTCGAAGTGGTCGAAACGGACGCGGAGATTGTTGAAGACCCGGACGCAAACACCGAGTTGAGTGCGGACGCCTTAAACCTTGCCTGCGACTACCTCGTCGAGATGGGCGAGGAGGAGAGCGACGAGTGGGAACTCATCGACGCCCGCCGCGTGGACTACGACACCGAAGCACAACAGGACGCCATGTGGACGTTCGCGACGGTGCCAAGCGGCAAGCCGCAAGCCACCTCCGAACAGGACAACGAGGTCATCAAGGTGCGCTACGCATATATGCCCAAGAAAACGGGCACCGCCGAACACAAGAGCCGGGACTTTTGTACGCGCATGGTCAACGCCGGGAACCGTATTTGGCGCAAGGAAGACATCGGGGCCGCGTCACAGCGTGCCGTGAACCCCGGGTGGGGTCCGAATGGGGCCGACACGTATGACCTGTTCCTCTACAAAGGCGGGGGGTCTTGTCAACACTTTTGGGAGCGTCGCACCTACCTCCGCCGCAACAACAAAAAAGTGAGCGTCAACCGCGCCCGTGCAATCATTCGGGAGGCAGGGTTGCCACCGATGGAGCAAAACGACCCCAAGGTCGCCCAGCGTCCCCGCGACATGGTCAACCGTGGCTTCCTCCAGCCCCGAAACATTACAACCCCCGTATAAATGGCACTCACCGCAGAAGTTCTATTTGTCAACCCCGACTACCTCAAGCGCATCACCCAATTGAACGGGGCGGTCGAGGAAGCGGTCATGGTTCCCGCCATCATTTTGGCGCAAGACAAGTACCTTCAACAGTACCTCGGCACCGACCTGTTGAACAAGCTCAAGAGCGACGTGGCCGGTAGCGGCCCCTCGGGCGTTTACGAGACCCTCTTAGACGACTACGTCCGCAAGACGACCGCGTGGTGGTCAATGGTCGAGATGTTGCCGAATTTGTACGTCAAATTGGACAACGGGGGGTTGGTCATCCGCACGGCTGAGAACACCGCCGCCATCGGGCCGGACGACCTGCACCGCGAAATCGAGAACGCACGGCAAAACGCGCAATTTTACACCACGCGCATGGTTGAGTATTTGTGTCACAACCAAACGAGCTTCCCGGAGTACACGTCGAACACCTCGCCGGATATGTTCCCGCAAAAGACGGCCTACTTTCAGAACGGTATGACCATCTCCATCGGTCACGAAGGCATCGACCCGGACCTTGCCCGCAAGCTCTACAAATGACGCGGGAAGAAAACGAGGCGGCCTTGCGTGCATGGCTTGCCAAACAAGAGAAAGAGAAACCCCAGCCCAAGCCCAAGCCATGAACTACGAAGCGTTGATAACTTTGGTTCCAACTTTGGTGGCGATTATTGGTGTTTGGGTGAACTTCAACGCAGAGGTGGCAAAATTGAAGGGCCGCGTGTACCGTTTGGAGTCAGACCAAAATGAACTCAAGGGTATGCTCAAGGAATGCGTCGAAGGCATTCAGGAGCTCAAAATTTTGCTCGCCAAAAAAGGGTTCTAAAATGTACAAATATTTCAAGCTCGAAGAGTTCGACAGCCCCGACGAACCGGGGTCAGGTGAAATGATGGAGCCGGCAGTCATTGAAGCGTTGGAGAACGCCCGTGACCTTGCCGGTTTTCCTTTTGTGGTGACGAGTGGGGTGCGGACAATCGCACACAACCGAGCCGTCGGAGGGTCGCCCCGGTCGAGCCACCTTTTGGGCCTTGCGGTCGACCTGCGTGTGGACAACAGCCAACGCCGCTACCTTATGGTTGAGGCATTGCTCGACGCTGGGTTCAATCGGCTGGGCATCGCGGAGGACTTCATCCACTGCGACATGGACGAAAACAAAATTCCCAACGTATTGTGGACATACTAAGAAAGAGCCGAACGGTTCACCACGTCGACCTCGACTTCAAAAAGCGAGGCACCGAGAAGAACTTCCTTTTCATATCGGACGTTCACTACGACAGCGTCAAATGCGACCGGTCACTTTTGCACCGCCACCTTGAAGAGGCGCGACGCATCGGGGCCGGCGTTTTCATTTTTGGCGACCTGTTCGACCTTATGCAAGGGCGGTTTGACCCCCGGGGCAACTACTCCGAACTGCGACCCGAATACAAGGCGTGTACCTACGTCGACGAAGTCATTCAAGACGTGGGCGAGAAGCTCGCAGAATACAAGGACGTCATCCGGTTCATTTCAAGGGGCAACCACGAGACCAACATCGAAAAGCGTATGATGGTGTCGCCCATCGACCGCGTGGCGCAAATTATCAACGCCGCAGGGGGTAGAGTGGAGACCGGGGGTTATGCGGGGTGGCTCGGGCTCACCTGCCACCGTGGCAAGAAAAGCGCCAAGCGTTTCCTCGTCCATTATCATCACGGGTACGGCGGCAACGCCAAACGCTCGAAGGGTGTGCTAAACAACGACCTCGACCTTGCCCAGTTCCCCGACGCCGACTTTCTTGTCAGGGGCCACGACCACAACAAGTGGTATCACCCCGTCACCGTGGACCGCATCAACCAAAAAATGAAGCTCGAACAGCGCACGCGCTACCTCATGCGCCTCGGGTCTTACAAAAAGCTCGGGGACCGCTTTGCAGGGTGGGCCACCGAGAAGGGATTCAATACGCCAACCCTTGGGGGGTGGTGGGTGCGCCTAGTTGAAAACCGCGACGACTACCGCGTCGAAGTACGGGACGCTTCGTAGTATATTAGCCTCGGCCATCAGGTGGTCGAATCATTTGTTTTTTCAGTCTAGGAGCCTCCGGAACGCCGGGGGCTTCTTTTTTTTGTGTCAAAATTAGGAAACAAGGAAAGGCTGTCCTATCTTTGGGACATGAGACCAACACCTGAAAACATCACGGCCATGATTGCAGAACAAGGCTACGGCGGCGTCAAGAAAGCCGTCCGAGCAAGCTACTGGGAGCTCTACCGCCTCGGATACAACGCCAAGGAAATGAAAGAGGCGTTGAGCCGTGAGTACGGCACCGAGGACGCATTCATCCGGAACATGATTTACTTCGAATTAAACTAAACCCCAAACAAATGGCAAAGCCCACACACAAGACGAGGCTCCTTGACTACCTCAACCAACACGGAACCATCACCTCGCTCGAGGCCATCCGCGACCTCGGCAACACGCGCCTCAGCGCAACCGTTTTCGACCTACGCCGCCAAGGCCACGAAATCGTCTCTCGCCCGGTGCGCGTCCCGAACCGCTGGGGCGGTGAGACGGAAGTCGCTCGGTATGTGTATCACCCAACAACCACCCCCAATGGATAAGACCCTCAAGCCCAACGGCATCAGCCACACCGTCTACCCGGAAAAGCCGGCGCGTAATTACAATGAATGGATAGCCCACATTACTGCCTCAAGCATTAAGCGCGATGCGGACACCTTCAAGGAAAAGTTCGACGCGCTCTGGGCTGATTTTATTACTGAAATTGAAAAACACTGAACATGAGCGACAACACCTACAACGGATGGACAAACTGGGAGACATGGCAGGTTCTCCTCTGGGCCGACAACGAACAATCCTTGCACCGCGAGGTCTGCAAATTTGTAAAGTGGGCCGCCCCAAAGGCAGCGTTTGAACTGAAGTGTAAGACGTTTTTTTTCTCAATGTTCCCCGAGGGCACTCCCGATATGGACGGAGCAGAGGACATGAGCAAAGTCAACTGGACCGAAATCGCCAACCACCTCGAAGATTGGGACGTATGAAGGACTACTACGAAAAGAAAAGCGGCGAGACGAGCGTCAAGAACCCCCTCGACTTGCCTTCGGTGTTCATGCCCGACAACGGGTGCCAGTTTAAGCCGGACCGCATGGAAGAAATGGGGTACACGCTGTACATTGACACCCGCCACAAAGACCGCGACTATGATACGCGGTGGTGGTTCCGTGGCGAACACAACCGAGACCGAGTAATTCAAGGAATCAAGGCACAAGGCTTTGAGGTCGTAACTATAAACCCCTAAACAATGGCACAAGCCAAAATCACGCGGCTAGAACCCGCAAACCCCCCGACGTGGCAAGGAAGCCACGGACTCATGTACGCCTTTGACGTGGAGCTTGACGACGGCGCCTCCGGAGTCGTGAACGCAAAGAGCCCCGACAAATGGCAAGTGGGCGCCGAGGTAGAATACACCTCCCTCAGCACGCACCACGGCAACAAACTCAAGCTCGACAAGCCCGGGTTCAATGGCCTCCCCAAGCCCTTCGCGGGCGGTGGTGGCAACAACGACAACACCAAGGGCATCATAGCCTCGTGGGCTGTCGGTGTGGCGATGCAGGTGTGCGACAACTCAGCGAGCAACTACGACCAACAGGTCATGCAATACGCACGCCTTGCGCTTGAGGCACGCCGTCAAATCAAGAACGAAGTCGAGCCGTGAGTGGCTGGGACTTCCGATGGAGTGAAGGGCGCCCGGGAAAGCCGGGCGTCTACCTCCTGTGCTGGATGAGCCCGAACGACGACAAGTGGCCGACCGCTTACGAGATACACGAATGGAACGGGACGCACTGGGTAACCTTCAGACCCAACCAAGTCCTCCCAACACACTGGCAGAAAATCACGAGCCCTGCCCTCGACATTTTAGAAATGAAGGAATACGAAAACGCTACAACATGAAAAAGCACAACGCCCGATGGACCGAAGCCGACGAAAGACAAATGCTTCACCTCCACGCTCAACACAAGAGCCCCGACGAAATGTCCAATGTCATGGGACGAACTCCCAAGGCCATCGCCCTACGTCTAACCCAAAAGCGCCTCAAGCCGTACCGCGCACCAAAAGCGTCCAAGTACACTAAGTACACCAACGTCCCGCGCAAGACGGTGAAGTGGTTTTGGGGGGCCCTTGAAATCACGAAGTTTTAAGCCATGAAAACCTTTGAGGATTGCCTTGAGTGTGGTAAGATTGGCACCATGACCGTGGAACGAGTCATTGGCCACACGGTTGGAGGTAGTGCCATTCAACAACAGGAATACCACTGCGACAAATGCGACAGCGATTGGAGCGTGTGGTTGGAACAAGTAGCAATTTCACGAACAATGACATCATGAAGGAATACATCTGCAAACACTACGGGAGCCTTGACAAGTGCGCCGAGGAGCTCAACGTCGGTCGGTCGACCGTGTACCGTTGGGTCCAAAGCAACCCCCGGGGAATCTTGCTCCACGCGCCCGAGATTCTACGCGACAAGGACACGACGTCCTTGGAGCTTGTGTCGGAGGTCGTACACCGTGAGGGCCAGCTCACAAAAGCCGAGGACGCATGAGGCCGGTCAACACCAAGAGCCTTTTTCACACGTTGTGTACAACGCTGGAGAAGCTCGAAGCCGACGAGGTCGACGTCTACAAGGCAGCGGCCACGGCCAAGCTCGTCCACGAGTGCGGGAACCTCTTGAACTACGAATTGAAACGGGCGGCGCTTATGACGCGGCCCGAGTTCAAAGCGGAGCACCGGAGGTTGGAAAGCAAGAACTTCGACAGCATTCCACAAGATGCACCCAAAAGCCTGACGCCATGAAGACGCTGGACGAAGCACGAGAGCCGCATTTTCGTGAGTTCATAAAGTCGTGCAACAACTGGGAGGTGTGCGTTTCGATGGGGTGCAGTTATGAAATGCTTGAGGACATTGACCGGGACAAGTTCCGCGACGACCTCAAGCGGTTCATGGAAGCCTACAACATCGAAGACAGCGACTACCAAACCGTCGTCGACTTCTACAACAAGGTTTATCAAAACTTCAGGGCACAACAGCCGGAAGGTGGACAGGTACACAAGCGCGACCCGGAGTTGTGGGCGTTACGAAAGCAATTCCTCAAGCGGTGCGGGGTCAAGTCAACGCACAACCGCAAATCTCACAAACACCCCAAAGCGGTGTGGTATATGGTCGAGGCTTACGGGTTCAGTTGGCACCACTTTAATCTTGAGAAGTTGCCCGACGAGGCGCTGGCCTACCTTGTGAGCAACGCGGCCCTCGCCGTGGCGCACAAAGACGCAAGGGGCCAGACGTTGGACTATATGTGGGACGAAATGGAGGACTCGACGTTGTACGAATTGTACAAAGGCGTCAAGAACTTCACTAAACTTGCCGAAGCATGAGCGACAAGAACCTTGCGCAAGGTTGGTTGGATGGGGGGGGCTACGGCTCCCTCCCTCCCAACTCACACAAGAAAAGCAGCAAATACCACAGCGGACCCCAAAAGACCTACTACCACGGCGTAAAGACGTGGGACCCTTGGAAAAAGCGGTGGTACGTCATCCAAACCTATCCTTGAGCATGGAAAGAGAATTTCGAGGGGTATGGATTCCCGCCGAGGTGTGGTTGGACAAGAGGCTCACCCTTGTCGAGCGTGCTTTGTTGGCCGAGATTGATTCGTTCAGCGGAGCCGGGAAGACATTCCACAAGTGCAACGACACCATTCAGACCGAGTACGGCATAAGCCGCAACACCATTTCGAGGGCTTTGCGTAAACTTGAGGCGCTCCGATTCATCCAGGTGAACTTCAACGGGAGGGTCCGTCATTGCTCAACTCGTGCAGGCAGCATCCCCAAAATGGGGAGGCAGAGTCCCCAAAATGGGGAGGCAGCATCCCCAAATGATACCCCTACTAACAAAGTAGAAAGAACAAAGAACAACACAATGAAAAAGAGAGGGGCACGCCCGCACGGTTTGGAGGAGGTGGTTGAAGCCTTCAAAGCCGTGCAAGCCTCCGAAGACGACGCGATGGCCTTTTGGGATTATTACGAGGCCAACGGGTGGACGCAAGGCAGGGGCAAACCCATCAAAGATTGGAAAGCCGCCGCGCGTGGCTGGATTCGTAGAACTGGACAATGGAAAACAAATGAACGAACTCGCAAAGGCACAACAACAAATGGTCCAACGGACGGCTCACTCATTGAGCAACATCTCCGCCGCCTCTCGGATGGACCCGGTGGAGGCATGGAGTAAGGGCGTCAACGTACAAGCCGCATACAACAACCCACAAACCCAAGCGGCCGTCGAAGCCGCATTGATTGCGATGGTTGCCAAGACGCTCCGGTATCTTGACTACTCCCGCACCATAACAGCAGACCAAGACATCATTGACGCGGTCGAACACCTGCGGCTTGAGTTTCCGGCCATGAAGCTGGAGGAGTGGGCCATCATATTCCACCGGCTGAAGACGGGCCAATATCGTCCCGGTTACGAGCGTTTGAAACTTCCTGAACTTGTGTCTATATTTCAGCAGTACGAAGGCGAACGAGCCGAGCGTCGTGAGGCGAACTGGGGAGAGCTAAAAAAGGCAACCCCCGACAACCTCGACGACGAACAGGTCAAAGCGCTTTACGAGACATACGCACAACAACGCCGTGAAGCGAAGCAAGCCGCTCAAAAGGAAGCCGAAGTCAAGCACGTCCAAACAGACGAGCGAGGGAGGTGGGACTTCATCCCGTACCCGAACACGCAAGACCACGAACCCGAGGGGGGCGATGGTCAAAAAGGTTGACGCGGTCTTCTCTCAATACGTGCGACTCCGCGCCACCGACGACACCGGTCACGGCGAGTGCTATACCTGCGGCTCCCGTCGGCATTGGTCCGAGGTAGACGCGGGCCACTTTATGAGCCGGGCCTGTATGTCGACCCGATGGCATGAGGACAATGTCATGTTCCAATGTAAACGGTGCAACGGGTTCCGGTCGGGTGAGCAGTTCCTGTTCGCTCGCAACTTGGACGCCCAGTTTGGAGAGGGTAAGGCCGAGGAGCTTTTCATCAAGTCCAAGCAAACGCGCAAATGGACCCGCGCCGAGCTTGAGCAAATGTACCACCACTACAAACGCCTTGTGGATGAACTCCGCTCGTCGAAAGGGATTTGAGGCGTGGTTCGTTGAGAACTACGACGACCTTGTGGCCTCGGCCCAGTCGTTTCACCCGGACGGGCGTGACCTCGTCCACAACGTGTACCTCCGATGCATCGACGCGCTGGCAAGCACCGGCCGACCGATTGACAAATACGCCGCCTACTTCCGGCGGGCCATGTGGATAGAATCAACGAGAGGGGCTTTTAAACGGCTTTTCACGTATGTAGACGCCCCTCAAAACGAGTTGGGCAACCCTGACCCCTCCCGCGACCCTTTCGAGGCCGAGAACGCGCTAATTTTAACCCGGCACCTCGCATGGTTTGACCGCACCGTCCTGAACCTGTACCTCGACGGGTACAACCTCCGGCAAGTAGCAAGAGAATCCGGCATACCTCCGACCACGCTTTACCAGTCACTCCACCGAAGCAAAACCAAACTCCGCCATGTTCATCGTCAGCGCACAAACAAGGGCAAATAGACTCAACACCTGCCGGGAGTGTGAACACTTCGTCGAGACCACCAAAAGTTGCGGGCCTCTCGTCACCGAGGCGTTCACCGACTCAAAGCTCTGTGGGTGCCATATGCCAACCAAGACACGCCTCAAGTGGGCCGAGTGTCCCCTTGGCAAATGGGAGGCCGTCATAACATCCGAACAACTCGCCGAGGTGCAAGCGTTCATCGACATCGTTGCCAGCGACCCTAAAAGCCTGACCGACCAAGACCTCGCCGACCTGTACAACCGTATCTTGGGCACCAATGAACAAGCCACCTCTTGCGGGGGGTGTAACCGCAAGATGCTCAAGACCCTGAAAAAACTCATCAATGAAAGCCAACGAAACAATCCCAAGTGAATCCTTCTACCTCGCCGTGGGCACGCTTGCCCATCAGGGCGGGTACAGAATGACAGAGGACGAAGCCCTACAACGTGCCCAACGTGGCGTCACTCGCCTCGGACATACGTGGGAAGAGATAGTGAGCCCCGTGCGCCTTCGGCCATTGGTAGACACTCGCAAAATGGTGTCGTTTTTTCTGCGCGACCAAGGGTGGACCTACAAGGCCATCGGTCAAGTCATGAACCGCGACCACGCCACAGCCGTCCACCATGTGCGGTCCCTGTTTTGGTTGATTGAAACCGAAGAACACATGAGCCGCAAATACAACGAATTCCTCTCCGCATGACCAAGCCCCTCACCTTCCGCAAAGCCAAGCGCCTCCTCGGTCAATGTGACGACTGGGTACTCTTTACAGCCAAAAACAACGGCGACGAAACGTGCAACCTTGAGTGCGCAACCATGACCTCTACCTCGTGGGCTCTCTTGATTGACTTTGCAACCGCCGACGAAAACTTCTACAATGCCCTTGAGACCATCCTCAACACGGCCCGTGACATTCGCGAAAACGGCGAATCTACGGACCAACCCGAATAACCCTCGGGCCATACGCAAGGACCAACTCAACAAGCTCGTGAAGAGTTTGCAAGAGTTTCCCGAGATGCTTGAAGCACGGCCCATTGTCATCGACAAAGAGGGAACCGTCCTTGGGGGCAATATGCGCCTCAAAGCGGCCCAGCTTGCCGGACTCAATGAGGTGCCGGTTTTTGTGCGAGAGTGGAGCGAGGAGAAGGACCCCGAGTTTATCATCAAGGACAACGTACCCTCCGGCGAATGGGATTGGGAGATGGTGGGCAACAACGAAGACCCCGAACAGTTGCAAGAGTGGGGCATGACCATCCCTTGGGACAACACCGAGGGAGAGGACCAACAAGAGGACACACCAAACACACCGAAACAATGCAAGCATTGCGACAAGATTCTTCCGTGACAGAGGAGGACACTTTAGAGCCAAAAAAGAGAGCGATGGTCGAAGCCCTTACCAAGAGCCTCGGCATCGTGAAAATGGCGTGTGAATCCGTGGGCATCTCAAGGAACACACATTACCGGTGGCTCAAAGAAGACGAAGCCTACAAGAGCGCGTGCAACAACCTCCCCGAAGTGGTCCTCGACTTTGCAGAGCACCACCTCCACAAGCTCATCAGCGAAGGCAACCCAGCCGCGACGATTTTTTATATGAAGACCAAGGGCAAAAACCGGGGATATATTGAAAGGCAAGAGATTGAAGTGGCCGAGAAGAAGCCGCTGTCATGGTTTGGAAACGACAACTCAACGACCACATGAAATACACCATCAACACAACCGTCCGCAACATTGCGGAGAACGGCACCGAGGGAGAGCGCACCCTTCACCAAGTAATCGGAACTGACAGGGAGGGCAACGCCTCCATTGTGGGCAACTACGACACCGAGGAAGCCGCCAAGGAAGTCGTCAAACAACTCGAAGCCCTCGAAGATGAGTGAGGCACTTTACCACGCGCTCGGGTTGTGTGGTGAGCACTGGCATCCCAACCTTATCAACGTCTCATTGTTTGGGCTTTTGATTTGGGCGGCATACCGAACAACGAGGGAGAAGGCTTGAAACAGGCGGCGACATATTACCACGTCAAAGAGTCGCCGGCCAAGATACAAGTTCACCAAGGGGGCACACGTAGCGGCAAGACGTTCTCCATCCTGACGGCACTCATTGAGCTCTGCCACACCAACGAGAACTCCGGCGCCGTCATCACCATCGCGCGGAAAACCTTCCCGGCCATACGTGCGTCGGTCATGCGCGATTTCTTCACCATCCTCGAAAGGGAAGGCATCTACAACGTAGCCAACCACAACAAGAGCGAAGCCACGTACATCCTGTTCGGGAACCTCGTGGAGTTCATTTCGATTGACCAACCGCAAAAGGTGCGCGGCCGCAAGCGTGACATTCTGTTTGTGAACGAAGCCAACGAGCTCAACCTCGAAGATTGGCGGCAACTAATCCTCCGAACCACGGGGCGCATCTTGATTGACTACAACCCCTCCGACGAGTTTCATTGGATATACGACGAGGTCATTCCACGCGACGACGCCGACTTCTACCAAACCACATACCTCGACAACCCTCACCTCCCGGATGCGGTCATTGAGGAGATTGAACGCCTACAACAGGCGGACCCGGACTACTGGAAGGTCTACGGCTTGGGGGAGCGTGGCGTCAGTCGTGCGACCATCCTCACACACTGGAAGGAGTTCGACCAAATTCCGACCGACTACAAGCTCCTCAACATCGGCCTCGACTTCGGGTACACGAACGACCCGACGGCGATTGTGAAGGTGTACACGGACGGTCACGGCTTCATCTTGGACGAAGTATGCTACGCCACGGGCCTCACCAACGCGGCCATCTCGCAAACGCTACGCGATGCCGAGGTGGGGCGGGGTGCCATGATTGTGGCGGACAGTGCCGAACCCAAGAGCATCGACGAAATACACGGCCACGGGTTCAACGTCCATCCGGCGCGCAAGGGACGGGACAGCATCCGGGCCGGGTTGGACTTCCTACGCTCTCGACCGTTGGGCATCACGTCGCGAAGCGTGAACGGCATCAAAGAGCTCCGGAACTACAAATGGAAGGAAGACAAGAACGGGCGCCAACTCAACGAGCCGGTGGACGCTTTCAATCACTTCATCGACGCGAGCCGGTACGCCATCACCCACACGCAGACCAACCCGAACTTCGGGAAATACGCCCTCGGCTAAAAAAAAGTGTCCTAAAATTTGGACAGAGGGGAAACTTGTCTTATCTTTGGGACATGGAAAACAACAACACAACCACCGCCGGGGAGACCATGACCTTCGAGTACACCTATTACAACAGGATTGACCGAGACGACTGGAGCAAGGGCACCATCCAAGCACTCACCAAGGAAGGTGCAATCAATCGCATCAACAGAAAGCTACACCTCACAGGAATGAACCTCAAGCGTAGCAGTGTCAAACTTGTGAAGCCATGAACCGACCCACACCCAATACAAGAGCCTCCGGGCTCTTTTTTTTTGCCTTAACTTTCAGAGCGTAAGCAAACCACGAAACCGCGTCTTATGAGTGTGAAGCTATCCCTCCCCGCAACCTTTGCCGACCTCACCTTGCGCCATCTTCAGGTGCTTGAGACGTCCGACGACCCCATGACGTGCGTGGGCGCCGTTACGGGCACCGATTGGGAGGAATTAAGGGATATGCCCCGCGCTTTGATTCAAGAGGCATACAACCACCTCCAAACGCTTCGCAAGGCCGAAACACAACGCCACCTCGAGACGTTCGAGCTCAACGGCACGCGATACGGCTTCGTGCCGAACTGGGACGAGTTCACGGCAGGGGAGTGGATTGACGCGGAGCAACTGTGTGGGGACTTTTGGAAAAACGCTCACAAGGTCATGGCTTTGTTGTTCCGTCCCGTCGCAAGGGAGTGGGGCAACCGCTACGAGATAGAGCCCTACACGGCCAAGGAAGACGCCGAGGCGTTCCTCGATATGCCAGCGGACCAAGTGGCGGGGGCCCTGCTTTTTTTTTCGACTACCAAAAACGAACTTCTGAGCACTTTGCAGTCCTCTTTGATTCAAGCGGCGATGAAGGTGGCGACGACTTCGGGGAGAAGTGGGGGTGGTATCCTGTCCTCCATTCTCTTGCGGGTGAGGACGTTCTTCGCATCGAAGCCGTCACCAAGCTCACCGTCGGTCATGTATTCACCCACCTCGCATTCCTGAGGGACTTGGAGTTTAAACGCAAACAGGCGACAGCATGATAACTTACACCAACATCGTGAACCGTTTCGAGGCATTCGTTGCGGCCAACCCGTTCGTGTCGACGTTCTCATTTGGCTCGCCCTCCGACGTCGATTTGGATAAGCTCGAAACCTACCCCATCCTGCACCTCGTGTACACGGGGGCCAGCTACGAAGGGAGCTCCAAGACCTACTCTTTCGAGGTGTACATCCTTGACAACCCGCCCAACAGCGAAGCCAAAGTGGACTTTCAAAAGGGCGCCATCACAAACGCCGAACAGGTGGCCGAGGACATCTTGGCCGACATGGAGCGCGGTGGGGAGGTGTTCACCTTTGCCCATCGCTTCGACGTCGCCAGCGCCTCCACCGTCCCCCTTGAGGAGGAGGGAAGCAACGTACTGTCCGGCGTCCTCTTGAACCTTTCCGTGACCGTTGGTTACGAACACAACTCTTGCATTTCACCACTCACATGAACAACTGGAAACTTCGCGCCACGTACAGCGGCGACAATACAATGGACTTCGTCGAAGTCAATGGCTACCTTGCTTCGCCGTCAAGCTCCGAACCTCAGATGAAGGTTGTCCCATTCGGAGATAAGTACGCCGCAGCGTTGCGCAAAGCGGCAAGCGAAACATTTGGCCCCGTTTCAAACCAAGTGCCCGGGATTTGCAACGGCACATTTACCCACACCGGGTCAGGCTCTGCGACGGTGTCGGCGACTACGCTCACCGGGTCAGGCTCAAGCGCTACTTTTACCTATTCATTCCTTGCCGACGGCACGCTCTCGACCATTGTCGCGGCGGCGGGAGGAAGCAACTACAAGGTGGGGGACAAGCTCCGCATCACCACAAGCGCAGCACATGGTTCACAGGTCATCGAGTTCCGTTTGGTCGATGGGTCCAATGGCGTGTTGTTGACTGTCCGGTTGATTCACGACCGCAACAACCCACTCCCCTTCCCCGTGCATCGAGCAAGGGTCAACGAATCCTCGAGCTTCACCTTTCAGGTGCTCGACTACCGGGGCCAACAGGTCTTCCCACGTCCACAGGACAAGCTCCTCGACAAGTACCCCAACGCGGCGGCGGCCTACGGCTTGCGCAAGTTGCGTTCGGCCTACCTCGGTCCAGCTATACAAGTAAGGCGGGCAAGTGACAACGCATCGAAGGACATCTACTTCGATTCACAAGGCAACCTCGACACTGCCGACTTGGTAGCGTTTGCAGGTGGGTCTTCATTCATCCGCACTTGGTATGACCAGTCAGGCAACGGAAACGACGCACTACAAACAGCGGCGGCAAGTCAACCACGCATCTCGCAGCTGGACGGCTCGCTTGTCACGGTCAACGGCAAGCCCGCCCTTGACTTCGACGGAAGCGACGACCAGTTTTCTATCGACGGCTCGGACCTGTACGGCCAAGACCGTTTGGACGCATATATGCACTATCAAACAACGGACGCGGCATACATCATGTTCGTAGGTGACACGGGCGGCAAGTACAGCTTTGTGCCTCAAGACCAAGGAACCGACACCGCCTTGTCCTCGCAGTACGACATCGATGGAACTCTACCTACGCTGTACGTCAACGGAATCAAACCGGGCATCGTTTCAGGCACCACAGACCGAGACGACCTTCACACAATGATGGTCACCAACGCGGCCTCACACTCCAACGGTGCCATCATGGTGCACGAAGCCGCTGGCACGCAGGGGTGGACAGACTTTGGCGTCAGCACATACAGCGGCTTTCGGTTCCTCGGCAAGCTGACCGAGATGGTGCTTTACAACACCGACCAGTCGGCCAACCGCGAGAACATCGAGAAGGACATGGCCCTGCACTCGGGAGCCTACCAAGTGGAGGATGCGCCGTTGCTTGACGCCTACGGGGGTGCCCATGCGGCCTACTCCCTCCGCAAGCTGAACAGCGATTACACGGGTGCGGCCATTCGGGTGCGTGCTACCCGCACGGGAAGCCCGGAGCAAGACATCGGCTTTGACGCTGACGGCAACTTGGACACCGCCGCATTGCTTGCGTTCACAGGTTCTAACAGCGGCTACATAAAAACGTGGTACGACCAAAGCGGCAACGGGAACGACGTCACGCAGGAGGCCACTAACAAACAACCGAAGATTGCCTACTCCAACAATACCGTCGTCAGCGTCAGCGGACGCCCGGCCCCAGTTTTCCAAGGCTCCGCCGCCCTACCCTTCGACAACACGGGCCTCGACATCGGCAACCTTTCGTCCTTCACGGTTCTGAAGTATCAAGATACCGCAGGCTCTGAAATCGGGCTTGGTGTCAGTGGTGGTGGCGGCAACAAGCGATGGTACTCGCCATACCTTGTAGGCGGCACTTTTGCGTATGGATATGCAGCGTCGCCACAAGGCGTTAACACCACAGCCAACACCAACAACAACCTCCACACCATGATTGCGGGAGCTACGCAGACCGACATGGAGGCTTTCCTTAATGGCACAAGCGTCGGCACCGCTACGCTCGCCACGGGCATTGATACAACCAAGAGCGGCATCGGAAACCTTGACAGCGCCTTTCAAATGGACGGCTTCATCCAAGAGGTCGTCGTCTACTCCAGCGACCAAAGCGAGCGCCGCGAAGGCATCGAACGCAACATCTCAAACCACTACGACTTATGAGCTATATCCTAATCTCAGCAAACGACGACTTGACGTCGCAGGAGCGCGCCGAACTCATCACCCGCGAGCTCTACAACATCACGGCCCCCGAAGCCATGCAACACGACTACCAAGCCGACGGCACCGTCTTCGGCCTCGTGGAGCACCCCGACGGGGGCAACTGGGCCATGCACATCGACGAGGACTGGGTCATCTACTGCCACGACGACGTGGACCTTGCTCGCCTTGTGGGTGCCTTCCCTGAAGTGCCCGCCGACGAGGTGGCAAGCCTCAGCGCCTTGATTGAGTCGAGCGAAAAGATTGAGTTCGCCCAAATCATTCC